TTGGTATCTGATACACCGGATGGAGAGGGGTACTACACGATTATCTGGAATAACGCCCCCACCACGCCCCCGTCCATCACCGTGCCGGAGGACGTGCGGAGCGGTAAAGGTCTCACCGTCTCCTGGGCGGCGTCGGTGGACCCGGACAGCGACGCCGTAAGCTACGAGCTTGAGCGGCAGTACAATAGCGGCGCATGGTCCAAAATCTACGACGGGGCTGCGACGCAGTTCAGCGACACGATCACCACGGCGATGAACACGGTAGCCTACCGGGTCCGCGCCAAGGACAGCAAGGCCGCGTATAGCGCATACACCACCAGCCCCACCCGGACCGTCACCCACAATGTAGACCCGACAGTGAGCGGCAGCGATCAGCAGCTCGGCGTGGTGACTACGCCGCCCTCGTTCCAGTACACGGTCAACGACGGGGACGCCGGAGACACGCTCACCATCGTAGAGAGCCTGGATGGTGTGACCCTTAATACCATCACCCCGGCAGAGCGGAACCACCAATACACCTTTGCGCTCACGGCGGCGCAGTTCGCCGCCCTCACTGGGCCGCACACCATGACTATCAAGGTCTCGGACAGCGCCGGGAACAGCGTCACCCGTACCATCACCTTTACCCGGTCCGTCTCCATCATCGACTTTGACTGGAAGGTGGATGACACCAGCGCCGCCGCTCAGAAAATCCTTGTCTCCATGCGGTACAACGCCCACGAGGACGGCGTGACAATCCAGGTCTGCAACAACTACAACGACGAAGAGCCGACCTGGGAGACTGCACAGCTCGGCCTCAAGCACATTTTCAGCAATTCCGCGAAGACTGCGGATAGCTTTGCGGTGGGTGTCCGCGTCCAGATCACCAAGGTCGGAGGGTATGAAAGCATCGCCTGCTACTCTCTGTCCGCAAGCTACATCTAAGGGGGAATGACTATGAGAAGTCTTGACGAAGCCCGCGCCTACCAGAAGCAGGAAAAGAGCGTGGACACCTATGAGCTGTGGGCAGCCATCCTTGCCACCCATGACGCTCTGGTGGAGATGGGCGGCCCTGGCCTCCCGGAGCTTCATGTGAACCGGGCGCGGGCGAACCTCATCCGCGCCGGACAGGTTGAGAGCGGAGACTACACCGACGCCGAGCTGAAAATCATCGCGGCGGCGGACGGCACCCGCATCTGGAGTGCCACCATGGGGACCATCTTCAAGGATGAGCCTATCGTGGGGCCGGACAGCGAGCTTTACATCTGCACCACGCAGCACCAGGCGCAGGCGGATTGGGCACCTGGAACCGTGGGCGGGCGGACGTTGTTCCGTCCGCTTCGTAGCGAGCCGGAGGAACCCGGAGGGTATCTGGACTTCATGTGGGGCGAGCACGTCCCCTACGGAGCGGTGCGCCGGGACCCCGTGGACCAGAAGCTCTATACCCCCATCAAGGAGGCGGGCGTCACGCTCTATGAGCCGCACTACCCCCACCTGGTCCCCTCTGAGTACAAGCTCTACGAAGAAGTAGAGCCGGAGCCGGAACCCGAACCGGGGCCGGAGCCGGGGAATGTCCCGGATTGGGATGAACTGGAGGCCAATCACACGTTCCAGGTAGGCGACCATTTCACCCACGACGGCACGGAGTATGAGGTCCTGCGTGTCTTCACCAAGCAGGATGGTTGGGCGCCCCCGGCGCTCCTGGACGACTACTACAAGGTCGTGACGGAGTAAAGGGGTGAGACCAATGGAAGTAAACATCGGCCTGGGCCAGATGGTGCTTGCTTTTGTCGCGGCTATGGGTATTCCGAGCGCGATCATGGGCCTTATCATCTGGCGTCTGGAGCGCCGTATCGACAAGCGGGAAAAGGAACAGGCGGCCCAGGAACAGGGCCAAAAGGACCTCTTCGTCCTGGTTGTCCAGGGGACCAATGCCGCTATTGCCCTGGGGGAAGCGACTGCAAGGGCCGTCCAGCGCATCCCCGACGCCCACTGTAACGGGGATATGCACGACGCCCTGGACTACGCCGCCGACATCAAACACAAGCAAAAGGACTTCCTCACCCGGCAAGGCGTTTCCTCCTTGATGGACTGAGGGGGACGCTATGGCTGGTAAGTATGAGGGGAAACGCGCCAAGACGCGCCGCCCATGGGAGTTCAAAAAGAAGCTCGCTGCGTGGGCCGTCCTTATTGCCACGGCCACCGCCGTAGCTTCCTACATCCTCGCCTACCTGGACAAGCAGACCGCGAGCGATGTTACCACCACCATCTTTACCGCCTGCATCGGCTATCTGGTGAGCTATGCGGCGGCATCCACCACCGAAAAAGTCAGTCGAAACCGCCACGGGCTGGACGCTGACGGAAACCCATTCCAAACCAACAACACAGAGGGCGGGTCCGACACCAGCGGACCTACACTCGGATAAAAACAAGGAGGATTTATCATGTACGACATCACCCCTATCATCGAAGCTGTGGCCGCTCTGATCGGCGTCATCGTTACCTGTGTGCTCATCCCGTTCATCAAGTCCAAGACCACGGCATCCCAGCAGGCGGAAATCAACGCCTGGGTCAAAATCGCCGTCTCCGCTGCTGAGCAGATTTTCAAGGGCAGCGGGCACGGAGAAGAGAAGAAGCAGTACGTTATTGCCTGGCTGAAAGAGCGCGGCGTCACTGTGAATGAGAATGAGCTTGACGCGCTCATCGAGGCCGCCGTCTATGAGCTGACCCAGGGCATCATCCCTCTGGAGGGCATCGCCATTGAGACCACTACCGAAGTCAGCGAGGACAAGGAGGAAACCAACCATGAGTAACAGCAGCCTTGCGACCTATACCCTCATCAGCCCCAACAAGAACAGTCCCCGCAATCATAAAATCGACACCATCAGCATCCATTGTTTCGTCGGCCAAGTGACCGCTAAGCGCGGGTGTGAGGTCTTCCAGCCCTCCAGCAAGCAAGCGTCCTGCAACTACGTTGTGGGCTATGACGGCTCCATCGGCCTGTGCGTGGAGGAAAAGGACCGGAGCTGGTGTACCTCCAGCTCCTCCAACGACCACCGCGCCATTACCATTGAGACGGCCAGCGAGAACAAGGCCCCCTACAAGGTCACGGCGGCGGCCTATGCCGCGCTGCTGGACCTTGTGACGGATATTTGCCGCCGGAACGGGGCCAAGAAGCTGCTCTGGTTCGGGGACAAGGCGAAGACCCTTGCCTATGCCCCCAAGTCCGGGGAGATGGTGATGACCGTTCACCGCTGGTTTGCGAACAAGTCTTGCCCCGGCGATTACCTCTACAACCTCCACGGCGAGATTGCCGCCGAGGTCACGAAGCGGCTGGGTGGCAGCTCCAGCACCACCAGCCCCAGCACCGGCACCGGCGCATCCGGCAGCGCTCAGACAGCCGTAAACTACACGGTGAAAGTGACAGCGACGGACCTCAATATCCGTTCCGGCCCCGGCACCAACTACGGCAGCAAGGGCGCTATCAACCCCGGCGTCTACACCATCGTTGCGGAGGCCGGCGGCACCGGCGCTTCCAAGTGGGGCAAGCTCAAGAGCGGAGCCGGGTGGATTTCTTTGGACTACGCCACCAAGAACGGCACCAGCAGCTCTACGGCGTCCAAGGCCGTGACGGTGGGCAGCACCGTCACCATCCAGGCCGGGGCCGTCTACGGCGGCCTCGCCACCTCCAGAGGGGCCAAGGTCCCGGACTACGTGAGCGGCAAGAACCGCCGGTACACCGTGAAGCAGATCGCCACCCACAAGGGGGTCCAGGAGGCGCTTCTCAAGGAAATCACGTCCTGGGTTGCGCTGTCCTACCTGACCGTGGTATAATCTGCGCGTGGAATTGTTTTGGCATTACGCCGCCTGAAAGCGGTGGAGACTATGGAGAAACGCCGCCATTTGGAACCGGCGAGTAGACCGGAATACCGCGAAAAATAGCCCAAAACATCCCCCGTCAATCGAGTGGGAGTGATTTTTTGAAACTCCGAACCCGTTGTGGCACAACGATTTTACGGTTTTATATCTCTCTTTTGATAACGATTTGATAACGCTCCCCATATACCGTATCATTCTATATTCCCACTGGATTGCGGGTAAAGAATGCTTTTTTACGGCTTATAAGTGAGGACAACCATATTAGAAAGCCCTTACCGATGGCAACGTCGGTAAGGGCTTTTGCTGTCTATTCGTCTATGTCAAGCCTGTCCCGGAACGCTTCTACCAGAAAATCGCTCAACTCTTTGGAGGGGACTTTGGCCCAGCGGTGAGTGGTGTCGTACTTGGGGTAGTTGTACCGCCAGCGGTCATAGTCTTCCCTGGTGATCTCCCCGGCCTCCAGCTTCTTGGCCTGCTCCGCCCAGGCGGACAGCATATCAAGCATATTGGTATAGGTCTTGCCTTTGGATTTGTCCAGACGCAGACAAACCTCGCCGTCAATCTCCCCAATAGTCAGCCCCCGAATATCCTCCAAAGCAAAGAGGGTGTGCATCAGGCCGATGTCGGTATCTATGTCAGGGACGGTCAGGGCATCAGGGGAAATATCAAAGAAGTCAGCCAGTGTCTTTGTCAGGTCGGCCTTGGGGGTGCGGCTCCCGGTTTCATACTGTGCCATACGCACATCGGCGGAGCGTTCCGGGAAACCCACCACCATGCCAAGATACTTCTGTGTGATGCCCTTCATGTTGCGGAAGAAACGAATACGTTCACCAATCGCCATAACTGCCAACTCCAATCTATGTAATGGGGACACTTGAAGTATAACAGATATGTTTAGACCAGTCAAGAGAAAAATAAATAAATTTGTTTATATTTTCTCGTTGGAAGGTCTTGACATAACGGAATAGAGTTAGTATAATAGGACTACGTTAAGCAAATAGCGTTAAATCAAAAGAAAGGAGGAATCCATATGGAGAACAGATTCATCCGGGCGGAAGAAGTTGCGGACGAGCTGGGTGTATCGAAGCCCTACGCCTATAAACTCATCCGGCAGCTCAACGAAGAATTGAAGGACAAGGGCTTCATCACCATCGCAGGGCGGGTCAACCGCCAGTATTTCAACGAACGGCTCTACGGGGCCAGAAAGGAAGGGAACTAAATGCCAGTCTTTAAGGACGAAGCAAGAGGAACATGGTACGTCATGGTGCGGTATCAGGACTGGACGGGGGAGCGCAAACAGAAGTGCAAGCGTGGCTTTGCCACCAAACGGGAGGCCCAGGAGTGGGAGCGCAGTTTCCAGATGCAGACCTCCGGCGACCTGGATATGACCTTTGAAGCCTTTACCGAGCTTTACACCAAGGATGTGAAACCCCGGCTCAAGGAGAACACCTGGCTGACCAAGGAGAACATCATCCAGAAGAAAATTCTGCCCTACTTTGGCAAGCGGAAGATTAGCGAGATCACCACCAAGGACGTGATCGCATGGCAGAACGAGTTGCTGGCCTACCGGGACGAGAAGCGCAAGCCCTATTCGGCTACCTATCTCAAAACCCTGCACAACCAGCTTAGCGCCATCTTCAATCACGCCGTCCGCTTCTATGAGCTGCGCTCCAATCCCGCCGCCAAGGCTGGAAACATGGGGTCAGAGGAACGGAAGGAAATGCTGTTCTGGACGAAAGCGGAGTACCAGAAGTTTGCGGACGCCATGATGGACAAGCCCGTTTCCTACTACGCCTTTGAAATGCTCTACTGGTGTGGTATTCGGGAGGGGGAACTGCTGGCCCTGACCCCGGCAGACTTTGACTTTGAGGCCGGGACGGTGAAAATCAGCAAGTCCTATCAGCGGCTCCACGGCAAGGACGTCATTACCACGCCAAAGACGAAGAAAAGCAACCGCACCATTAAAATGCCCAACTTCCTCTGTGACGAGATGAAGGACTACCTGGGGATGCTCTACGGCATCAAGAAGAAGGAGCGCATTTTCACCATCACGAAAAGCTATCTCCACCATGAGATGGACAGAGGGGCGAAGTCGGCAGGGGTCAAGCGTATCAGAATCCACGACCTCCGGCATTCGCACATCTCACTTCTGATTGACATGGGCTTCTCCGCTGTGGCGATTGCTGACCGCGTGGGGCATGAGAGTATCGAGATCACCTACCGCTACGCCCATCTGTTCCCCACCCGTCAGACGGAGATGGCGGACAAACTGGACTTTGAAAGGATGGGAGCGTAATGTCAGCTAAGAATTTGGACACTCACAACCGCTGGAGGAACAAGACCGTGGCCTTCCGGGTATCCCCGGAGGAAAACGAGCAGATCGACGCCGCTGTGCGGCTCTCTGGCCTGACGAAGCAAGACTACATCACCAAGCGGCTCCTGTGCCGGGACGTGGTAGTGCAGGGCAATCCCAGGGTGTATAAGGCCCTGCGGGACGAACTGGCCACTGTGCTGGCCGAGCTGTGGCGGATCAGGGACGGGGCCAACGTGGACAGCGAGCTGCTGGACACCATTCGGATGATCGCCGCTATCATGGGCGGCATGAAGGAGGATTGATAGATTGATGGATTCCAGAGAAACGAAAAGGACTGTCCCGGTTCCGTCTGCGCCAACAGACGGGGAACAGCCCATTTCACAAACAACTGCCAAAAGTATAGCAGAGGAAACGGCTGAAAACAACCCCCAAGAGGAAAGTTTGGAAGAAATGCTCCGAGATATGCGGCGCATGAGCGACCCGGCCTACCTCCACACGGTTTCTATGAACGACCTTTACCAGAACATCTACCAGAGCAGACCGCCCGTCATTGACGGTCTGCTCTACCCTGGGACATACCTCTTTGCGGGAGCGCCCAAGGTGGGCAAGTCGTTCCTGATGGCTCAGCTTGCCTACCATGTCAGCATGGGCCTCCCCCTGTGGGGCTATCCTGTTCACAAGGGGACTGTCCTCTACCTGGCGTTGGAGGACGACCACCGCCGCTTGCAGGGGCGGCTATACCGAATGTTCGGCACAGAGGGCACCGACAATCTGCTCTTTGCGGTCTACGCCAAACAGCTTGGCGTTGGCCTGGAGGAACAGCTAAAGAAGTTCGTCCGGGAACACCCGAACACCAAGCTGATTATCATTGACACTCTCCAGAAAATCCGGGAGGCTGGCGGGGATAAGTACAGCTATGCCAATGATTACGAAGTGGTGGGGAAACTGAAACGCCTTGCCGATGATTGCGGCGTCTGCCTCCTGCTGGTACATCATACCCGCAAACAACAGGCCGATGATAAGTTCGATATGATTTCCGGCACCAACGGCCTGCTCGGAGCGGCGGACGGGGCCTTTCTTCTTCAAAAGGAGAAGCGGACAGACGGCAGCGCCGTTCTGGACGTGGCCGGGCGTGACCAGCAAGACCAGCGATTCTATCTTACCAAGGACAAGGAACGGCTGATATGGACGCTGGAGCGTACGGAAACGGAGGCATGGACAGAGCCGCCCGACCCGGTGCTGGAGGCCATAGCCGCCCTTGTGACGGTGGAGAAGCCGACCTGGGGTGGTACGGCCACCGAGCTGGTAGCGGCGCTCCAGACTGACATGAAGCCCAACGCCCTGGCGATGCGGCTAAACGTCCGGGCCGGGAAGCTGCTGACAGACTACCACATCCGCTATGAGAACAGCAGGAGCCACGCCGGGAGAAGTATC